AGCATGTTCACCGCCGACAACGAGTTCGGCGCCGAGGTCTACTCCGGCGCGACCACCGAGAAGCAGGCGTGGGAGGTGTTCAGGCCTGCAAGACTTATGGTCAGCCGGTCGCCCATGCTGATCGAGGCGGCAGGCATCGAGGTTAACGCCTCGAACTTGAACATCCCGTCGAACGGCAGCCGCTTCGAGCCGTTGATTGGCAACCCGGGTGATGGTGCGTCGCCATCCTGCGCGATCATCGATGAATACCACGAGCACGACAGCGCGGCCCAGTACGACACCATGCTCACCGGCATGGGTGCACGCCGGCAACCGTTGATGTTCATCATCACCACCGCCGGCGCGAACATCGAGGGGCCCTGCTACGACAAGCGCCGCCAGGTCATCGAGATGCTCAATGGCACCGTGCCGGACGACGAGCTGTTCGGTTACATCTGGACGCTTGACGAGGGTGACGACTGGACCGACCCGAAGAACCTGGCCAAGGCCAACCCCTGCATGGGCGTGTCGGTGTTTCAGGAGTACCTGGAGAGCCAGCTGGCCAGGGCGATTCGCTCGGCGCGCTTCACCAACACGTTCAAGACCAAGCACCTGAACCTGTGGGTGAGTGCCAAGTCCGGCTTCTTCAACATGGAAAGTTGGAAGGCCTGCGAGGACAAGACGCTCACGCTTGAGCAGTTCGAGGGGCAGGAATGGATGGCGGGTTTCGACTTGGCTCGCAAGCTCGACATGAACTCCAGAGCCAGGCTGTTCTGGCGCGAGATCGACGGAAAGATCCACTACTACAGCGTGGCTCCGGCGTTCTGGGTTCCCGAGGACACCGCGAACGACGTGGACAACAAGCGCATGTCCGAGCGCTTCCAGGCCTGGGTCAATACCGGCCACCTGACAGCCACACCTGGCGCCGAGGTGGACTACCGCGAAATCCTCGAGGACACCAAGGAAGCCAACAAGCTGGCACCGATCAGGGAGAGCCCGATCGACCCGCACGGCGCCACGGGCCTGAGTCATGACCTGGACGACGAGGGTTTCAACCCGATCACCATCACCCAGAACTACACCAACATGTCCGACGGCATGAAGGAACTGGAGGCCGCAATCGAGGCGGGCAGGTTCCATCACGACGGCAACCCAATCATGACCTGGTGTATTGGCAACGTTATCGGCAAGAACCTGCCGGGCAACGATGACGTGGTGCGCCCGATCAAGCAGGGCGACGACAACAAGATCGATGGCGCCGTGGCGCTGATCATGACGATAGGCCGAGTGCTCGCGAATGCGGATACCCAGGGCTCTGTCGATGACTTCCTTTCCAGACCAATGAGCATGTGATGGCAGACACCGACTACAGCATTGACCTGCGCACCCGCAGCCCATTCTGGGCGCGCATGGCGAGCTTCTTCGTCGGCGGCCGCCTGGTGTCGCCGGAGAAGGGTTCACAGAACGGACCAGTGTCCGCCTCTGGGGTGGTGGGCGATTCGGTCGTAAGCGACGAGCGATCGTTGCAGATCTCCACGGTGTTCGCCTGCGTCCGCCTGATCTCCACGGTCACGGCCGGCCTGCCGCTGGATGTTTTTGAGACCGCCGGTGATGACCGGAGAAAGGTCGGCATCGACAACCCGCTGGCCCGTCTGCTGCGCTACAGCCCAAACCAGTACATGACTGCTGTCGAGTTCCGCGAAGCGATGACCATGCAGCTCTGCTACTACGGTAACGCTTATGCCCTGATAGAGCGAAACAGCATCGGGGATGTGGTCAGCATGATGCCCCTGATGTCGGTGAACATGGATGTCCGGCTTGAAGGTAAGCGCGTGGTGTACCGATACCGCCGAGACAGCGAGTACGCAGACTTCAAGCCGGCGGAAATCTTCCACCTGAAAGGTTTCGGGTTCAACGGTCTGGTCGGCCTCTCACCTATTGCTTTCGCTGCGAAGACGGCAGGGGTGGCGGTGGCAATGGAGGATCAGCAGCGTGACTTCTATGCCAACGGTGCCAAGTCGCCGCAGCTGCTGATGACCGGCGAAGGGAAGGTGCTCAACAAGGATCAGCGCGCCCAGGTCGAAGAGAACTTCAAGGAGATTTCCGGAGGCCCCGTCAAGAAGCGGCTGTGGATTCTGGAGGGTGGATTCACCACCCAGGCCATCGGCGTCAGCCCCCAGGATGCGGAGACCATGGCGGCTCGCAAGTTTCAGGTCAGCGAGCTGGCGCGATTTTTCGGTGTGCCGCCGCACTTGGTAGGCGATGTGGAAAAGTCCACCAGTTGGGGGTCGGGTATCGAGCAGCAGAACCTGGGCTTTTTACAGTACACCCTTTCGCCATACCTCAACCGCTGGGAGTACGCGATCGAACGCTGGCTGTTGAAGCCAGGTGAGCTCGGTCGCTTCCACGCTGAGCACAACATCGACGGTCTGCTGCGCGGCGATTCGACGGCACGTGCCAACTTCATGGGCGTCATGGCCGACAAGGGGCTGCGCACTCGCAACGAGTTGCGTCGCCTGGACAACATGCCGCCATTGCCTGGCGGGGACGAGGCCACCGTGCAGTCCCAGAACGTACCCATCACTCAACTCGGCAACCCAGGCCCCGCATCCCGCGGGGCTTGATCATTCTGGAGGCAGCAAATGCCCAGCGTTTGCAAAACCTTGGCCTTCGATCAGGCCGCAATCAAATTCGCCAACGGCGGCGCCCAGGGCGTTTTCGAAGGCTATGCCAGTGTGTTCGGCGTGGTCGACAGCGACGGCGACGTCATCGAGGCCGGCGCTTTCGCGGAGGCACTCAAAAGTCAAAGTCGCGCTGTGGCCATGTTCTTCAACCACCAGCGCAACGAGATCCCGGTGGGCAAGTGGCTCGACCTGTCGGAAGACAGCCACGGCCTTCATGTTCGAGGCGAGCTGACCCCTGGTAACCCTCAGTCCGAAGCCCTGAAGGCCGCAATGATGCATGGGACCGTAGGGGGCATGTCGGTCGGGTGCAGTATCGCCAAGGGCGATATGTCCACGATCGCCACCGGTTTCTCCTTCCGCAAGGTATCGCGCCTGACAGAGATCAGCGTATGCACCTTCCCGGCCAACGAAGCGGCCACCGTTTCCACGCTAAAGAGCATGGAGACCATTGAAAGTATCCGCGATGCGGAGACCTGGCTGAGGGAATCCGCCGGCCTCTCCAAGTCCGAAGCGCAGGCGTTGATCGCCCGCATCAAGTCCGCGGTTCGGAGCGAGTCCGAAAGCGGCGACCCCACTGAAATCGCCGCGCTCTTGGAGCGCCTGAAAACCTTCCCCCAAATCTGAACCGAGGATTCACCCATGTCCGAACTGGCCCAAATCCAGAAGGCGATCGAGACTGCGCAGACCCGCATGCAGGAGCTGTTCGACGCCCAGAAAACCGAGATCCAACAGAATGGTGAGGTCAGCAAGAAGCTGCAGAGCGATCTGATCACCGTTCAGGACGAGCTCAAGACCGCCGGCACGCGGTTGTTCGATATCGAGCAGAAGCTGGCTGGTGGCGCCGTCGATGATCCATCCACGAAGAAGAGCTTCGCGGCCCAGACGGCCGAGGACCTGAAGAAGTCTTGGGACGGCAAGTCCTCGGGCAAGGTCGACGTGAAGAGCTTCGACAAGCAGCTGGGTAGCGGTGCCGCTTCTGCCGGTGCGTTGATCCAGCCGCAGGTGAATCCAGGAATCTTGATGCCAGGCCTGCGCCGTCTGACCATCCGGGATTTGCTCGCTCAAGGTCGTATCAGCTCGAACTCGCTGGAGTACGTTCGTGAGAACGTGTTCACCAACAGTGCCGCGCCGGTGGCTGAAGGGAACCTGAAGCCTGAGTCCAACCTGACCTTCACCAAGGAAACGGCGAACGTCAAAACCATCGCTCACTGGATCCAGGCATCCCGTCAGGTGATGGACGATGTGCCGATGCTCGAGTCCTACGTGAACAATCGCCTGCTGTTTGGCCTGGCTCTGGTTGAAGAAGGGCAGCTGCTGAATGGTGACGGTACCGGCGATAACCTCACCGGCTTGAACCAGGTGGCCACCGCCTACGACACCGCACTGAACGCCACCGGCGACACCCGCGCGGACCAGATCGCTCACGCCATCTTCCAGACCAGCGAGTCGGAATTCGAGGCGTCGGGCATCATCCTGAACCCACGAGACTGGCATGCCATCGCGCTGCTGAAGGATGCG